AATATGAAGACTAAAACAAAATACACTCCGCTATTTACTATTAAAAAAAATGACACAGAATTTCCTCAAGTAAAAATTAAATCAAGCCTTGATGCATACAATTTTATCAGGCAGTTTTATTTTGAAGATATAGAGGTTTACGAATCATTTTTTATATTGTTATTGAATAGAAGCAAAACGACTATTGGCTACGCTAAAATATCGCAAGGTGGAATAGCAGGAACTGTTGTTGATATCCGTATTATTGCAAAATATGCATTGGATAGTTTGGCAGACGCTGTTATACTTGCACACAATCATCCATCAGGAAATTTACAGCCTTCTGATCAAGATATAAATTTGACCAAAAAGACAACACAAGCGTTAAAACTGATTGATGTTGATATTTGTGACCATGTAATCTTGACAAAAAATAATTATTATTCATTTGCTGACGGAGGATATTTATAAATTAAACCAAACCAATGAACGACAGAAAACCGCCATACAATTTAGACACGGAGCGCGTGGTACTCGGCACGATGGTATTGTTCGAGCAGAGCATTTCCCGTGTGATAGAAATCATCAACGAACAAACATTTTACCATGAGAAACACCGTCGCATCTTTGCAGCCATTGATCGACTGGTAAAAAAGCGCGAAGCCGTTGACATGGTTACCGTTACAAAAGAACTGAAAGCAACCAACGAACTGGAAATTGTAGGCATTATGACCGTTTCCGAGTTGTGCAACCGTGTGGGTAGTGATGTACACATTGAAGCGCATTGCAGAGAGATTCAGGAACTGGCGATGCGTCGAGAAGTAATACAACAGGCTGACAGGTTGATTAATCGCAGCTATGCAGACAGCGTGGACGTATTTAACATTCGCGATGACGTTAAGCAGTTAAACGACTATCTAATGTCTGAAACCACAAAAGGTAAACAGGTTGTAAGTGTTGCAGAGGTGGTAAAGTTAGAGCGTGAGGAATATGCTAAGAAAGTATACGCTCGTGAGAATAATTTACCGACTGGAATCAGCACGGGGTTTACCGATATGAACCGTGTGTTTGGTGGGTGGCAGCCGTCCGACCTTGTGATACTTGCAGCGCGTCCTGCAATGGGTAAAACAGCGTTAGCGTTAGCCTTTGCCCGTAATTCTAACAAACCTGTATTGTTCTTTAGTCTTGAAATGTCCGCGCTGCAACTTACCACGCGTTTAATCGTGATGGAATCGTTGGTAAATTCGCACAACTACAAGAACGGATGTCTTACTACTGACGAACTGCGCAAAGTGGAACAGGCGCGAGGTGTGATAGAATGCCATCCGTTGCAGATCGAAGACAAAGCAGGTATTGACTGGCAGGAATTACGCAGCAAGGCGTTAAAAGCCGTGCAAGGCGGTGTCGGGTTGATTATTGTTGATTACCTGCAATTAGTGAGCGTACCGAACGGCCGAAACCGAAACCGTGAAGCGATCATCAGCGAAATTAGCCGTGAGTTGAAGCGCGTGGCAAAAGATTGCAACGTGCCTGTAATAGCGTTATCGCAGTTAAGCCGTGCGGTAGAATCACGCGGTGAAAAACGTCCGCAGTTATCCGACCTCCGCGAATCAGGAGCAATCGAACAGGATGCCGATATTGTTATGTTTATTCATCGACCTGAATACTACGGTGAGACGCAGGATGAGAATGGGCAAAGCACTGAAGGTAAAGCAGAGGTAATAATTGCAAAGCATCGTAACGGTGAAACTGGCACGGTTGACCTGAACTGGGACGGTGAGCATACTTTGTTCGTTGATCCTAAAAAGACATACATCAGTAACACATTGCAACCGAACACGGATTTTATACCAAAAACAAACGATTTACCATTTTAACAAAAACCAAAAACCAAACAAAAATGAAAGCAACAGATTCACAGAAATTCATGTCTGCATTACAGGCATCAGTACACAACGTATTCGGATTAACATTCGACGAAATAAAAGGCAAAACGCGATTGGGCGAAATAGTATTGGTACGCCAACTGGTGATGGGCATATTACGAGAACACACTATGTTATCGTTGGTATCAATCGGGCAAATAGTTAATCGTAACCACGCTACGGTTATTCACGCGATGCGTAGGCATAACAACCGCCATAACACGAAGGCTGATTTGAAATACGCTGAATCATACAGAACGCTAATGGCTGACTTGTCGCCAAAGTTAGATATGTATGCTGCAGCCGATACACCAGAACTTCGCCTTTGCTTTGTTGGTTATGAAATTGACCATCTTTGGAAGTTGTACGAATTGTGCAAACAAGCAGGTGATGAGGTTAACATGGAATTGATCGAAATTCACATCAAAGCAACGCAGGAGCGTATGCGAGTAATTAATTCGTTCATGTGTGTTAACTGATGTCAATAAATAATATCTAAACGATTTGCGAATGTGCGTAAATTGCAGCCCGTGAACAGAGAACAGATCATCACGGAGTTGTATAACAGTAAGGAGTTGCGATCAGCAATAAAAGCCTACTGTCGCACATTCGCAGCCCGTGAGGATTTATTGCACCTTGTCATTGAGCGTGTTTGTGCTTTGCCTGAGGAAAATATTTTCAACTTATACCAAAACGGCAAACTAAAACACTACGCATTTATAACAATGGTGCGTGAGGTGATGCTACCGCGATCAAATTTCAACAAGCAGAATTTCCCGACCTACGAATTTATCGACGATCTTGAATTGGACGTTGTGGATGAGCAAACGGAGCGCGTTGGTCTCGATCCTGAATTGATACACGAGTTCAAAGCGTTTTGTGATCAAAATAAAACTAATCCTGATCTTAGTTTGCAGTCGTTGGTCACGTTGGAGTACATGGAATACGAGCCGATCAAGAAACGCAGCTACAGAGATTTTCAAAAGAAAACAGGCATACATTATTCGTCAGCGTGTGTTTACGTGCGGACGATGGTAAAGGAATTTAACAAAGCCAAACAATGAAAGTAACCGTATTAACCAACGGATTCGGCAAAGACCGCGAATTGATCGCAAACGGGATGGACTTATATCGTCTTTATATGCCGTATTGCCGAATTGACGGAGCGCAAATAGCATCAAAGCATGAGGTGCTTAACTCACCGTTAGATTCGGATGTGTATGTAATTAACCGAGCGCATCCGATTGAACTGTTTACCAAGATCAAAGAGGCAGGTAAAAAGATCGTTCTCGACATTGACGATTACTGGAAAATACCAACGTGGCATCAGCTACACCACAAATCAATCAAAGGTCGCATACAACACGCGACAAGCCTTAAGAACGATGAAGCGGTGCGATATTTTACGCATCAGCTAAATGAAGTCAGCGAGTGGGAGAATCAGACAAAGGAAGTCGTTAAAATAGTTGACGCGGTTACTTGCTCAACCGAAACATTAGCGCGACACATCAAAAACGAATACGGCATTGACGCAACGATTGTGCCAAATACGATTGATCCAAATATCACTAAGTTTAGCACGAACAAACAGCCGTCAAGATTTACGCGATTTGGCTTTATTGCAGGTATGTACCGCGAACGCGATGCAGCGTTAATGTTTAACGGTGTTCGTTCTGCTTACCAGAATAAGCATATTCGTTCAAAAGTGCAATTTGTAAACAGCTTTAACCTGCATCCGTCATTTACGGAAGTGGAGCGAATGTTTACGTTTAACTACACGCAACTTCCTGACTTTTATCGCGATTACCTTAAGTCGTTTGTTCGTGAAGGTAATCACATCGGGAATCAACAATTCTACAAACGACTATGGGCAAAAGACGCGATAGATTACGGTGTGATGTATGAGGAGGTTGACGTGGCGTTGATTCCAATGGAACACGGTGTATTCAATAGCTGTAAGTCCGAATTGAAGTTGATCGAAGCAGGTTGGACGAAATGCGCTGCAATAGTTAGCAACGTATTACCTTACGCACCGCATTTGCAACACAACGTAAATGCATTAGTCTGCAATGACAAAGAGGGATGGTTTACCGCTATCTTGCGACTGACGAACGACAAAGAATTGCGCGAACGACTAGCAAATAACCTGCATGACTATGTACGAGAGCATTTTAATCAGAATATAGCACACGAGAAAGTAACACAAGTATTGAACACATTATGATAGGGATAGGAGTAACGGGATGCAATCGACCTGAACACGTACAGCTAACGATTGACCAAATTGAAAAGTACACA